AGGGGCCGATGTAATTCTGCGTTGGTTGAGTTCGTCGAGAACGGGCAGCGCGAAATCATCAGCCGGAGTGCTCTACATCGAGCATAACGCAAAGGTCAGCCGCCGCGATTCTGCGGTCGGCTGGAGTGAACTGGTTATATTTTTAATTGGGGTTGATCACGTGAGTTACAATAATTATTATGCTAATTATTATGCCCGAAAAACGGAGCAGGGACATAAAGCTGGCCGGAGTCCGTGGGAAATAATCGGGATCAGAAAAATAGCTAAGTTTTTCTCTCGTGTTACCCGGCGAAGAAATAGTAAAAAAATTATCGAGCAAGAAATAAAGGAAATATCTAAAAGATAACAGCGCAATAAGCGGAATAGTTCCGCCTATTGATATATTAAGGGGGTAAAGTGGAAAAGAAAAAGGTCACACCCGTTTGCCGAGGGTGTCAAGTTGCGCGACGACATTTGGTACTGGGCTGTGCCTAACGCAAAAGTCACCTGACTGACGCGGCCTTATCGCGGCAGGTCAGGTGGACTGCCGGGTTATGCAACAACTTGGAGAAACGAGATGCTGAAAATTGAACTGACGGAAGAACAAATAACCCTGCTGGAGCCGCTTTTTCAGGCCGTGCGCGACGCAAACAAGGCGGGGAAAGTTTTAGCGATTGGCGCACAGATTTGGCCTGACGGCATGGTTGTGAAGCTGTTCGATGACGAAAAAGGAAAGGCGCTTTCATCGGCGCTCGGTGGCAACTATAACCGGCGGCATTTTTCAGCCGATGACCGGATGGACACCGGTGTTGTTGATGCATAACAGCGCAATAAGCGGAACTATTCCGCCTATTGAGGCAACAAGGGGGTAAAGTGGAAAAGAAAAAGTCCAAAGGGAAAACACCTAAACAGATGAAGAAGGATTGCTGGGATTTGTTTTCGAAAATGGTCCGGCTGAAATATTCCTACGATGACGGACTTTGCCAATGCTACACCTGCGGGAAAATTGATCTCTGGAAAAACCTACAAGCCGGCCACGGGATCGGGGGGCGGGGAAACTACATCCTATTCCAGGACGATGTCGTCAGGCCGCAGTGTTATTATTGTAACGGGCCGTTACGGGGCAATTACGAAATATTTGTGCCTAAATTGATTGGGGAAATCGGGGCGAAAAGGTACAACGAACACCTGGACGCGAGCCGCCAAGTGTGTAAGCTTCCAAAGGGCTTCTATGAAGATAAAATCATAGAGCTAAAAGAACTCCTGGCCAAGCTGCCAAACTAGAAAGGGAATTATGATCGACTACAGACAAACGGTAACACAAAGCATCTGCACGGCTCAGGGGGAGCAAAACGATTGTGTGGGGTTTAAACCAGGATCGATTACGCGGCGGTGTGAGTATTTTACGTTTTACTCCAAAGGATGCACACGAGAGATGTCCCCGGTAAGTGCCGTTTCCTTGCCCTGTGATAGGTCATTCGGGCTACACATTGCAAAAGACGTGGTAGGCGTAGGGCAGAAAAGAGAGGGGCTTTAAATGGCATACCACAACGTTGAAAGAATGCTTCGGCAGGAATACAACGAGCCGCCGTCTAAAATTCTCAGGGACTTTGCCGGCCTGGGGTATTCCAAGAGGCTGACAGCGGCCACGCTTGAGATCAACCGGCAAACCCTTGACCGGCTGGCAAGGGATTATGGGGTAAAGTTTCCGGGCAGGATGGATTTGTGTGAGTGCTGTGTCCCGCGCGGAAAAGGCTGGCAAAAGGGGAAAAAGAGGCGCGCGCCTCTTTTTGGCACTCCGATAGAGTGAATTTTTACCTTAATTTTGAGGAGGAGGGGATTATGGGATTCTTGGGGAAATTAACGGCGGTAGTAATCCAGACAGCACTTACGCCTGTTGCAGTGGTTAAGGATGTAATCACGATGGGCGGCGTGTTGACTGATCATCCCGGAACGTACACGGTCAAAAGTCTAAAGGATGTTGCGGATACACTTGACGATGCGATTGATGATCTTAAGAGATAACGCCAAGGGGCGGTGGCAGGCACTCCTAGACGTCCGCTGTAGTGATTGATTATGGAGGTATTGTGAGAGATACAAAAATACGGGTTAAATGGGAGGTTTTTTGCGACGAATCCTTTTATGGGATGTGGGCAGTCCGGCCAGTTGGAGACCACAACTTTGAATCTCCACGATTGTTTCATTGGCTCGACAAAGAAGCGGCTGAGGAATTTAAGGCATTGCTGGATAAATCGTATCATGCTGTATTGTCCACATAACAGCGCAAGAAGGCAGCTAATGAAAAACCAAGACAAGCGCAAGCTATATGTCGGACGCTGCATCACCTGTCGGCGGGAACTCTGGACAATCGCCGGCGAGTTGATGCCTGGCCGGCGAGACCCCGACCATGTCTGCCGGGTGAATATTGCAACGTTGCCGGGGATAAAACGGAGGGATGGAATTGAGCCGCCTTGAGAATCGCTATCGCGTCAGCTACGCATATCCTTTCCCAATCCTACTTTTAGGAGTATGTATAGTCCTACTTTTAGGAGCATGAAGCCTGCTGTGATCTAACCCATCGTCCTAAGCTTAGGAGTGTAAAGCCCTGTTTTAATGTCCTTCATAGTCCTATTCTTAGGACACCTTATAGAATCTGCCATAGGCAAGGTCACCGTCACCCACCTGTCGGAGAAAACATATACGTTCGGTTGCCTAATATCGGAGCCTAACCGCTTCGCTACTTCCAAATCAATAAAGCCAAACTTTACCAGATCGTCTGTTGCTTTTGAGAATGTTGAACCGTTCAAATATTTACGGGCGTCCTTGTATGGGAATTTTACCGATGGTTGAGCGACGTTCTTCCCCTTTTGCCGCATAAGCAAAAGCAGAACAACTCTTGCAGAATTAGATAGCTCCTTAAATGCTCCGCTGTCAATAATTGCATGAGGGAACAAAACGAAACCGGGATGATAGGCTTTCTTGTTGCGGGATTTTACTTTACGAACTGATGTTTCCATAATATGCTCCTTGATAGCATTATTTTAAGTCACCAGGCCAGCCCCCAGATCAAGGCCAGGGGCTGCAAGTCGTCCGCCGACGAACCTGATGACTTTTATTGTGCCATAAAGGAGCCGAAAGTCAAGAACTTTTTTAATCCAGTCCAGTCAACTGGACTAAACGTCCATCTTTAATGGCGCCCCACAAAAGGGACAAAACGTCATCCCGTTATATTCCGGATCGCCGTCCATCAAAAAGTCACACGTTTTCCCACAACCAGTTTCCCAAATACCATCGCCCGCCTCAGTCCAAATACATGAGTCCACAATTCATCCCTCCCAGTTGATAGCATGCCTCACATCCACAGCAGCGCATACCCCAGGGCCACAACCCCCAGCATCAACAAAACTCCGCCGGCCAGCTCCCACCAGTCATATTTTGGCAGCGGGTCCAGATAAGGGTACCGCTCTCGATCGTCAAACTCCTTCTTGGTCATGGGGCACCTCCTCGAAAAAAGATATGTCCACGTTTGCAATTTTAAGGACGGCAAACGTGGTACTATTTCTCACCGGCCGCCACTCTAGTCCGGGGATTTTTTTGTCCACCTCCGCCCGGTTGCAATCGTGGATAGAAATCCTAACGTCCTCATCCTCCCGTCCAATTGTTATTAACATTTACTCACCTCCCGTAATGCTCTATTCTCATCCGCCAGGGCCTTATTTTCCTCGATTAGTGCCCTGATTATCTCCATGCGCTCCTCGTAGCTGGCCCGGAGAGCGGCCAGTGTTTCCCGGTCAGTCGGGACCGCGCTGTCCGCCGCCTTCTCCAATTCCTGCTCATTCATATTCATCACACCTTTCCGTCTCCGCCCTAGCTGTGGCCTGACGTGCCATGCCGGCCACCTCCAGCATATTCATCCTCCCCTGGCCATCGGCGAGGGCCGCAATCGCCCGGCAAGCCTCCAATAGTTCGGGAGCGGCGGCGATCAATCTCGCGTTGGCCGCTAATTCTGCATCGCTACTATAGCGGCTCTCGTAATGGTCAGCCGTTTTATCAATGTAGAATATATCATGTCCCGCCGCGCTCACCCAATATACAGCATAATCCGTGCCAAGCTCCGGCATCAATAAAATCAACCACTTACAGTCGGGAAAAATCCCAAATCTGTGAAATCCGCGGCCCCAAAAAACACCCAAAGGGCCACAATCCTGTATGTAATCAACAACTTATAGCTGGCGGGAAAATCACGGGCCCCGTGAAAACCACAGGCTGATAATTGGATAAAAAAACACTTGCAATCAGCAAACAACAGGCGTATAAATAGCTATAACCTGAGGGCCGGCCGATGAAACAGCGCACCGCGACAGAGATGGCAGAGTATCAGCGGACACGCCGACAAAATGTAACACCCAGCCAAATATCAGTTGTAACACCCCCAAAATGTAACACCCAAAATGTAACACCCAGCCAACCCTGCCGAGTGCCAGTCCAGTCAACTGGATTAGTGCGCCTCGACGCCGATCTCCATCTAGATATGCGCCGAGACCTAGGCATAACAGCCTGGACGCCCGACGGCATATTTATCCGCCCAGACATCACAATACCCCAGGTCCAGGCCATAGCGCGCCTAATCCATGCCAAAAACGGGAACAAGACGCCAGCGTTTAGGAGCTGCTAAAATGCCAATCAACCAAGCCGCCCTAAATAAACTCAAGCCAAAAGTCAAAACCGGACATCCCCCATTGTGGAAATCACCAGAACAACTCCAAATACTCATAGATAGGTACTTCTCAGATCGAGAAGCATCTGACACACCCCTAACAATCTCTGGCATGGCACTGGCGCTTGATTGCGATATCGATACAATCTGGAATTATGAGCGCAAGGATGCGTTCAGCGGTACTATAAAAAAAGCCAAGCGGCGCCTCTCCGATCACATGGAACAGCGGCTCCTGGGCAACCAAGTGGCAGGGCCGATATTCTGGCTCAAGAACGCCGGCTGGACCGACAAACAGGAACAAAACGTCAGTGTCTCCGGCACTATGGCCGTTGAGGTTGTGTCATTCGCGCCCAAAAAGTTATCAACAGGCATCAAAAAGGGAGCAAAAAGTAAATAAGGCAATGATGTCAATGCCTTGTGCCACAAGTTTACATATGTACACTTATAGGACGTAGCAATAATATCGGGTAGTTACGAGGGGCTGGCGGAATGGTCATCAGCACAAACACAAAACCGGTTGATAACTCAAATCCACACGCTGTTGATAAGACTGTTGATAACTCTATCAACTCTCACGCCCTGGATACCGAGCCAGCACCTGCCGGGATGAGGCCGGGGGCATGAGGGTCAACCAGATGCCGGGGTTGGTGTAAAAAGAGGGACCACCATACCCACAGAGCAAGCAGTTCTAAAGAGGTGGGGGGTATGTGGGAAATCGGAAATTAGGTTTGTTGAACCTGTTTCCTGTAATACGGCGGGATTTTGTAGAGGGTAAGGAATCGAATAAAAAGGGAGGTGAAGTCAACTCAGCATCTATGCGAAAACAAGGCTATGTAGGGAAGAACAACAAGATTCGTATTCCAAACAACTGGGTACCGAGAGAAGATCAAATGCCCTTATGGTTATACCTGGAAGGCGGCGGGAAACGCGCCATTGAAATCGCGCATAGGCGCTGGGGCTGAATAGGTAAGGATGATGTCGCGTTACATTTCACAGCGACACAGGTGGTGCAGCGTGTGGGGAATTACTGGCACATGTTACCGATGTATGCACAGTGTAGGAAGTCGGTATGGGATGCGGTGAATCCTCGGTCTGGGAAGCGTAGGATAGATGAGGCCTTTCCTTTGGAGATACGGGAGAAGACCCGCGAGAACGACATGTTTATTGGTTTCAAGAACGGCGCCTCGTGGCAGTTGGTAGGGAGTGACAATTTCAATGCTTTGGTTGGTTCGCCGCCGATAGGGATAATTGCTTCGGAGTGGGCGTTGGCCGATCCGTTATGTTGGCCGTACATTATGCCCATTTTGGAGGAGAACAACGGTTTTGCTTTATTTATAACGACGAGCCGTGGCAACAACCATGCGAAGACGATGTTGGATCATGGGATGCAAGACCCGAAGTGGTTTGCGGAGGTTACGAAGGCTGACCAGACTCCTGTATTTACGAAGGAGCAGCTCTCTGGGATTCGTACTGAGTTGGTTGCAATATGGGGCGACGACCTGGGGGAGGCTCTTTATCAACAGGAGTACATGTGCTCTTTTGAAGGCGCCATTATGGGGGCATACTTTGGCAAGCAGATCAGGGAGGCTCGTGCTGATAAGCGGATAACAAACGTACCGCACCAGACCGGGCAGGAGGTTCACACCTTTTGGGATTTGGGCGTTGATGATTCTACGACGATTTGGTTCATGCAGGAGAATGGGAAGTCGTATCACTTTATTGATTACTATGAAAACACTGGGATGGGTCTGGAGCATTACGCGAAGGTACTGAAAGAGAAGCCTTATATTTACGGCAACCATCACATGCCGCACGACGCGAACCAGCGGGAATTGACCAATTCGGAGTTGGCGATGTCCAAGAAGGAGATGGCTGAACGGATAGGAATCAGGCCGGTGTTGGTAGTGAACCGAATGAGGAACATGGATGTTTTCATGCAGGTTCAGGTCCCTGCGGTGCGTAATGTTTTGTCGAGTTGTTGGTTTGATAAGGAAAAGTGCGCACGAGGGATAAACGCTTTGGAGTATTTTCAGGCAGAATTTGATGAAGACAAGAAGGTATTGAAACAGCGGTACCTCCATAACTGGTGCAGTCATGCTTCGACGGCGTTTATCACTTTTGCGGTAGGCTATGAGCAGCATGCGGTATCTAAACCCTTTGACCCAAGCAAGTTTTTAACAAGTAACTGGATGGCGGCTTAATGATAAAAGACAAGAAGATAAAAGACGAAGATTTCCTGGCAACGTTGCGGGAACGGTTCAAGATTTCGATGTCCGAAAGTGTAGGAAATAGAAATCTGGCAATCGAAGACCTGAAATTTGTCCTCGGCGGTGACGAGCAGTGGGATAAAGAGGCAATAACCGCAAGGGCTGGCCGTCCGAGACTCACAATTAACAAGTTGCCTAAGTTCGTGCGGCAGGTGACGGGCGATCAACGCCAGAACAGGCCCGATATTAAGGTAAGGCCAGTTGATAGTAGCTCTGATCCAACGATGGCCAAGATAATCGAAGGTCATATTCGCAACATCCAGTACAATAGTTACGCTTCAATCGCCTATGACAACGCATTTAAGCATGCGGTGGCGGGGGGGTATCCGGGCTGGTGGCGTGTTGAAACAAAATATGCCGAAGATGATACTTTCGACCAGGATATTATGATTGAAGGCATCTTGAACCAGTTTTGCGTGTATCCTGACCCGGAAACCGTCCATGATGTCTATCGTGGCGGGCTGGAATGGTGCTTCGTTACGGAAACCATGAGTAAGTCGAAGTTCGAGCAGTTATTCCCGAAAGACGAAATAACTGGCTGGACAGAGCAGGGGACGGGTGAAAACCTTGACGGATGGCTCCTTGACGACACAATCAGGGTTGCGGAATACTATTACAAGGAAATTGTCGAAAAGACGCTTTACAAGCTCCAGGATGGGTCAACTATCGACAGCTCAAAGGTCAAAAACGAGCACATCATCCCTAGCCCCGATGGGAAGGGCAAATCTTTAATGATTCAGGGCCAGCCGTACCCGATACTGAAAGAACGGAAAGTTAAGGCAAAGCAAGTAAAGTGGTGCCTGGTTACAGGCCACAAGATTTTAGAAGGCCCGAAGGATTGGGCTGGTAAGTATATTCCCCTTGTGCCGGTCTATGGCGACACTTGGACAATCGAGGGCAAGACATATTACAAATCACTCATTAGAGACGCCAAAGACGCCCAAAAGGTATATAATTATACCGTTTCGCAAAACATGGAAATGGCGGCACTACAGCCGAAGGTTCCGTATAAAGTCACCCCGGCGCAGATAAAGGGGCATGAGTCACAGTGGAATCAGCTTAATAATTATCCATTCCCCTATGTGCTTTACAACCCCGATCCCAACACAGGAGGCGCTCCTCAACGGGAACAAGGAGCGACGGTCAATACGGTTTTCGTTCAAATGGCGCAGCAAGCCACGTCTGATATGAAGGACACCATCGGTATTTATGACGCGGCATTAGGGCAGTCTTCAAACGAGCGGTCAGGTGTGGCCATCTTTGCCCGGCAACGCGAATCAGATGTTGGGATGTTTGAGTTTATCGACAACTACGGCAGGGCAATAACATTCACGGGCAAAATACTTGTCGATCTGGTTCCCCGCATTTACGATACAGAACGCACAATCAGAACATTGGGCGAGGATGACAGCCACGGAATTGTCCCTATCAATAAGATAGTGGTCAATCCAGATGGGTCACAGACGCTTATTAACGACATCACTGCTGGGAAGTACGACATAGCGATCACTGTTGGGCCTTCATACACAACCCAGAGGATGCAGGCCGCCGAAAGCATGATGAAGCTCATTCAGTCCGTACCGCAGCTTATGAGTGTAATAGGCGATCTAGTCATCAAAAACATGGATTGGCCGGGTTCCGAGAAAATAGCCGAGCGGCTTGCTCCAAAGGATAACGGCCCCGATCCCGAACAACAGTTGCAGATTCAGAAATTAGAAGAAGAAATAGAGGCCCTGCGGATCGGCAAGACGAAAACAGGAAGCGAGATACTCCTGAACCTCGCCAAAGCATCTGCCGCCGAGGTGGGTGAACAGCAGGAGCAGTATCGACTAGAAATGGAAGCACTAAGCCAGGCGCTAGAAATGCAGGGGCAACCCCCAGGTGGAGGACAAGGCACCCCCTCACCTTCACTTGGCACCCCTCCAAAAATGGAAGGAAACTTACCACCTGAATTAATGGGTGGAATGGTTCCGCCACAGATGCAATAACTTCCCGCCGCCGGGGACAACGGGCGCGTAATGAGTGCCGCCGACTTTACGGGCGAGAAGGAGAATCATGGAAGAGAACAGTGAGATCGTAGTTGGTGAACCCACGGGCGATGAAGTATCTGCGCCGCCGGTAGAGCCAGTTGTTGATGAAGTAGTTGAAGAAGTAATTGAAGAAGTTGTCATTCCGAAGACCGTCCCGCTTGCAGCGTTGGAAGATGAACGCCGCAAACGTCAGGAAGCGGAGGCAAAACTTGCCGCAAGGCCCCAGGGGGCAGCGCCGGTTAAGTCGATGGAGGACTACTACGAGGAAAACCCGGCAGGGACAATTTCTTACATCAACAACGAAATTGCGAGACTGCAAAACGAAGACCCTTATGGGAACGGATTGCAGATAGAGCAGTTACGCGACATGAAAATCGAGTTGAAAGAAAAGACGGCGACAAGGACGATGGCCCGGCAGAATGAGTACGCCGGGAAAATAACCGCCGCAATTCCTGATTTTCTAACCGTGAAACCCGCTCTGGAAAAGTTCGCAATTGAAGCGTTGGGATACACCTACGAAGATTTAGGAAGGATGACCGACCCACGGATAGTCGGCGAAAACGCTGCCCTGAATACCATGAAGCTGATTAAAAAACAGTACGACATGATAAGCGGCGCAACCCCGATTAAAAGAGAATCCCAGGCCCCTGAACCGTTGCCGAATAAGTTAGGCGGCGGCTCCGCACCCACTGAAGTAGACCCGGAGAAAATGTCAACCGCTGAGTGGATGGCATGGGATAAAAAAAGAACCTTAGATAAACTCAAAGCCAGAACTGGCTAACTTTCAGGAGGTAATTTACAATGGCTAATACCATAAAAACTTTAAGCTCAGGCGATATCACCAGGAAAGCCCTGGCGATCAAATAAAGGTCGCTTCATACAGCAATGTATGTCGAAGAACGCTGTGAACTCGGTGGAAGCCTAAGTAGATATGATAAATAACTTCTTGCATAATAACCATAAAAGTGATACTTACACAATAACTAATCACTGCAAGGAGATGTATCTATATGGTAATACCGAAGGAAGACACTGTGAGGGAATGCACTAAATGCGGGATAACCAAACCATTAAGCGATTACTTGCCATATCGGATAAAAAGCAATGGTAAATTATCCATGCAGTTTAGATGTAGGTCTTGCTACAATATCTACAACAGGGAATGGCGTGCCAAAGAAGGGAACAGATACAGGGAAAAGATGAAGAATCGTTGGCATGACAAAATAGATTCCATGAGTGAGAATGAGCGTGTTGAGTTTAACGCTAAGATGGCTAAAAAAGTCAGAATTGCGAATAAAAAACTTAAAGACGCTGTTTACGATGCTTATGGATACCAGTGTGCTTGTTGTGGAGAGGCAGAAGAGATGTTTTTAACTATCGACCATATAAATAATGATGGTGCTGAACACAGAAGATCAACAGGAATAAAAACTGGCGGCACCAGATTTTATAGATGGTTAATTAAAAATAACTTTCCAGAGGGGTTTCAAGTTCTTTGTTGGAACTGCCAATGGGGTAAGGTTAAAAACAACGGAGTTTGCCCTCATAGTGTAACCTGTAACGACTATCCCGTCATGGGAGTAGAGTCAAGTGACTCGAAGCGCAGCGCACCCCTCGTGGGTGGTGATATAGTCTACTCTGCATAGAAATATGCAGCAGCCGAAAGGCGGGGTGAGAGTAACGAACTCATTTGAATATAAAGGTTTGCACAATAATCTTGTCTTCACCAAGATGATTAACAAACAGTATGATGACCGGTTCGCAAGGTCAGGCGCCAAGAACGGCGGAACCTTGCTTATTCGGGAGCCGAATCAGTTCACTGTCCGTAGTGGAGCCATCATGGATACCCAGGATGTGACGGAAACGACACAGACCTTGACGCTGGCGACCCAGAGAGGCGTTGACATCAATTTCAGTTCTGCGGAACTTACCCTTTCCCTGGATGATTTCGCAGACCGGATACTCAACCCGGCAATGTCAAGGCTGGCCGCTGAAGTGGACAAGACCGTTATTGCGGCTTGCTATCCAGATGTTGCTAACCACGTCCACACGAGCGCGACCGATTACAGCACGGCCCCGACGTTGGCTGTCCTGCTTGCCGCCCGTGCCAAGCTTTCGCAGAACTTGGCTCCGGCTTCTGACCGGATGGCAATGGTTGATGCGCTGGCCGCAAACAGCATCATTACGGCAGGCTATAACATCTTCAACCCAGCCGCGGAGATTTCCAAGCAGTACGACACCGGGCTTTTGGGCCAGGTCTATGGGTTCAAGTTCTACGAATCCGAAATGACGCCGGTTCATACTGTCGGCGTTATTACTACTGGTGAAACGACCGATACCGGGTCTATTACTAATGGCACAGCGACTATCGTTCTGTCAGCAGTAACCGCAAGCGACACGAAGTCTGCCGGCGACATCTTCACCATTGCTGGTGTCTATGATGTGAACCCGGAAACCAAAGTCACTATGGGCAATCTAAAGCAGTGGTCAATCACGGCTGCCCAGGTAGCAACCGCTGCTTCAACGTGGACAGTAGCTGTCAGCCCCACTCCCTACAAGTCCGGCGCCAAGCAAAACTGCGTTGTCAGCACCAGCTCCACGACGGCAACGGTCGTTTTCCTTACATCGGGTGGCGTCGGCACATCAAATACCGCGTTCCGGCAGAACTTGGTCTTTCACAAAGATGCGTTTACCTTTGTCAGCGCCGATCTTGAATTGCCGAAGGGTGTAGATTTTGCGGCCAGGGAGGTTTTTGACGGCATCTCGCTCCGGGTGGTCAGAAACTTTGATATTGTCAATGATCGTTTCCCCTGCCGTATCGACGTTCTGTTTGGCCAGAAGACCATCTATCCGGGTTGGGCTTGCAGGATTTCGTCGGCTGCTTAACAGTAGTGTGGGCGGTGTAACAGCCGCCCACTTTTAAAGGAGGTATTAAAATGGCAGTAGATTATGTCGGAAACGGGAATGAAGACGGAACCAATTTCGGGCGTTCTGATGAGAAAATCGGGTTTTATGGGCTCACGGCTCCGATTGTAAAGCCGTCGTTTAGCAATGTGGCGCTGACGACAACGCTTATGACAACCGCCGTACCGTGGGGGTTCGCATCGAGCGTGAACGCAGAAGCGATGAAAGACCTGGTGAACGAGATCAGGGCTAAGTTGGTTGCCTTTGGGTTGATTACAACGTAATTTAACTGTATGGGGGGGCCTTAAAACCCCCTCCATACACAACAGAAGGGTTGATATGAAGGATTTTTCGATTCTTATCGCAAGCGCTTTTTATGAAGTCAAGGCATACAGCCCCTACATTACGAGCCTTATGAGTTCCTTACGGGTATTACAGGAAGCGGGCGTGAAATATTCATATGTTGAGATCAGCGGCGATTCCTACGTTGACAGAGCGAAAAACGCACTGGTTAATAAGTTCCTCAAGAGTCATCATACGCATTTAATGATTATTGATTCCGACCTTGGCTGGGAAGTGGAAGGCTTCGGCAGACTTTTAAAAGCTGCAATGGCTGGTGCGGAGGTGGTGGGTGGCGCTTATCTTTGTAAGGGTGACTGGAACACATACGCGGTAACGCCAGTCCTGGAGGATTCTGAATACGTTGGCAATACATCGAGCGGGGCCATTGTGTTTAATGTTCTGTCCTTGCCGGGTGGGTTCATTATTTACAGTCGAAAGGCGTTTGAACGAACCAGACCGGTCCTGAATACCTACGAAATGGACGGCCCGGTTTTGGAGGCTTTCAGATGTGAAATAGCTCCCGATGGGCAGAGGATGGGTGAAGATATATATTTTCAACGCAAGTACATAGAGCAGGGTGGGAAAATATACCTTAGTCCAGACATCACGCTTACGCATTACGGAGTCAGAGGGTATGAAGGAAACTACAATACCAGCATTCGCAGGCGCCCCGGAGGCCCTGATTACCCGTACTGCATTGAAAGATTAAGATACAAACATCACGGCGAGACCGCATGGATCGTCGGTAAGGGGCCGAGTCTTGTTAATTTGAAGAAAGAAGATTTTGGCCCTGGCCCGGTAATCGCAATCAGCGAGTCTATTATCCCGGTGGAAAAATTAGGGTTGGAAAATAAGATTTATTCATTGCAAAAGGATTATGACCCGCCGGAGCATGCACCCATCGCCCCGCCGGTTTCTGCAACGCTGCTGGTGCATGAACGAGAAGTCGCGGGTAGGCACAAGGATTATAAACCGCGCTACGTTTTCGACAATGTGTTGGATTTCAATGCCGCATGGAATACCCCGTCTTCAATAACTGCGGTAATGATTGCGGAATTGCTTGGCTGCTCGCAAATAAGATTTATCTCGTTTGATTCCTGTACGCAAGACAGTGTAGCCACCTGCCATTTTAACGCGGATGGTTCACATATGGTAATAGAATCCCCATCACAGGAGACGGAAAGTTGGCGCGAGTACAAAGCCATCGCCAGGGGACTAAAAGAATACATAGAACGAAAATACATAGCAGCGGAATGGGTAACACCACTAGAAAGGACGGAGAATGGAGTTACGGAATAAACAGATCATTATAGAAACCACCAACATATGTGATGCTCATTGTGTTATCTGCCCCCGTGAGAAATTCACACAGAAGTTACAGGCGATGGACATGGGCTTGTTCAAGAAGATTATTGACGACGCTGCTCAGTATGAATTGGAATCCGTGGACACCTGCGGTTTTGGTGAGTGCTTTCTTGACAAGAACCTCTTTGACCGGTTTGCTTTTATCCGGGAGAAGTTGCCAAAGGCGAAGATATTCGTCTCGACTACAGCCTTTCACATGACGCCTGACAAGTGGGCCAACGTCATAAAGTACATTGATATTTTAAAGTTAAGCATTTACGGGCATACTCAGAAAACCTATGAAGCTTTTCACCGGGGCAAAGTCAAGCACTTTGACTCAATGAAAAACATCCTTGGATTCTTGCAGTACAAGAATGGGCATCCCTACACTATCGGTCTTTTCGTCCAGACTGATTTAAACAAGCATGAAAAGAATGATTGGATAGAAATGTGGGAGCCAAAACTTGATGAGGTTTTCGTTTGGGAGCCTCATAATTGGGTACAGGGAAGGGATTACCGAAAAATTGACAGCACAAGGCAGACAACCTGCGGCAGACCAGAAAACGGGCCGATGTATGTCCATGCCAGCGGACAGGTAAGCCCCTGCTGTTGGGACATTCACCGTCAGATTGTCCTGGGCGACCTGAACCACCAGACCATTGAAGAGGTTTACAAGGGGGCGGCTTACAAGGCGCTTCGGCTGGCGCACCAAACCGGAATGTTTAACGACTACATCTGCCGACATTGTGACCAGACGAACTACAACCCTGAAGTATTGCTTTACGCCAACAACCCTACCCGCAAAGTAGGTCAAATCACTTCAAATCAGGAGGAGATTCATGCGTAAGGCACTTCTTCTCTATCCGAGTTCGATGTCTGAGATGCCCCATTCGCTTGCTATGATAGCGGCGATATTCAAAGAAAACGGCTATGAAGTCAGGATCGAAGAAAGCACGTTCAAGCAGCCACTGAGCAATGACTACTTCATGGAAGTAGCGCGAGAATATCAACCGGACATCGTTGGTATCTCCATGCTCACCATGCAGATATTAAAGGTTTACGACCTTGTAAAGCGACTGAAGAAAGAGGGGATTCTTGTCATCGCCGGAGGAACGCACGTTACGACCTGCGATCGAGAAGCGATCGAACATGGCGTTGATATTGTCGTCAGAAATGAAGGCGAAGAAACATTAAGGGAATACCTTCAAGGCAAAGACCTTAAGGACATTCTCGGCATTACCTATCGTGGAACTGATGGGAATATCGTGCGGAATGAACCGCGTCCTCGGATAAAAGACCTTTCAACTTTGCCCGATCCTGATTTCAGCCCGTTTGATATTGAGCGGTTCCGGCTTGAAGGCGACGGACTATTGAAGGGAATCCACCGGATTTATACAAGTAGAGGTTGCCCCGGAAAGTGTACCTTCTGTGATTATCAGGTCTATGGCCAAAAGACGACGTTTAACCCCATCCCCCAGGTAATGGCAGACATTCAAAACCGTGTTGATAATTACGGCGTGCGTCAGTTCGTTGTAGCCGACGACTGTTTCACGATGAACAAGAGGCACGTTGCCGAGTTCTGCGACGGGATAAAGAAAATTACCCCGAAAGTTACCTGGCAGGCATGGACACGCGCCGACATGATGACAAAGGAAATGGCTTCGATGATGAAAGATGCCGGTTGCTATATGGTCATATTTGGCATTGAAAGCGGCGATCCCGAAACTCTAAAAAGAACCTGCAAGGGAACGACGGTAGAAAAGAACATCTCGGCTTGTAAGACAGCCCACGCAGCCGGTTTGCAAGTTGGGGTGAACCTGATGTTCGGGTTCCCCTGGGAGACGGTGGAGAGCCTTCAGAACACGTTAAACATGATATATGAGCTTTGGGATGTGACCCATATGTTTAACGGTTCCGGTTCGATTGTTCCCTTCCCTGGGACGGAGATTTATCAGCAGTATGTCCTTCAGGGAGGTTTCAAGGATTACTGGCTGAATCCCAGGTATCAGGACTGCGGCGTCTCTCTCTACCAGAATGCAGAGAATCCCTACGCTGTCAGCACCCTTTCTCAAAGATATATGTACGATGACACCTATATTCAGGAGGAGTTCTTTTTCAAGTATAGCCCTGAGTTTGTTGCCAAGATGTCTGAGGTTTCTTATGAGATCGGCAGGCACAATCTGGAAACGATGTATCCCGGCCAGGGCTTGAAGCAGAAAGCGATTATCAACACATGCAGGTTATCGAAAGCGATCTATCAGGTTTTCCCAAATCTTGAAAAGAGTATCGGCAGTTTTATTGCCGGTAAGAAACGGCCAGCCATAGAGAATCGGCGCAACGTCGCGCGTGGCATGGTCAATAGGACGGTGTGTGCATGACCCCGTATAGAATAAACATGGTTGCTCAGTGCAACACCGATATTGAGCAACTGGCTATAAACCACCGGAAGGCGCAGAAATATCCAAAAGTCCGATGGAGTGAAGAAATTCTACCTCCTGTGGCGGTTTGTGGTGGCGGCCCCGGACTTCCCCTGAGATTAGATATTCTCCGAAAATGGCCAGGCGATATTTATGCCGTTAATGATACCGCCGGTTATTTATCCGATAATGGGATCCCTTGCTATATGTACGCAATAGACGCCAGCCGCCGCGAGTTTAAGACTGGTGATTTGGTAAAGGGGGCGGTATTCGCGACGTTTGTGCATCGCAGGCAGTTCAACCAGTTTCAGAAAGAGCAAATCCGCGTTTTCAATATGTTTGAATGCGACCAAGAGAATGGGATAGGCGGGGGGCCGACTGCGGTATGCCGTGCGGCTAACTTATTCGTCAAAATGGGGTATGGGACGGTTGCGTATTTTGGCTGTGAGGGGTCATTCCTTAACTTCACCCATGTAACCGGCGAGCAGAAAGTAGCTTTTGATAACATGATAATTGTCAGAGCCAATGGCATTGACTATATCACCAATGCTTCTATGGTTTTGCAAACTCAATACCTTTCAGAAGAGATAAGAAACCATCCGGGAATATTGTTAAACTTTTCAGACGGACTATTGGAGGCAATGATCCAATATCCCGACGATTGGGCGACGATTGCAGTTACGGAGGATTTAAAAAAGAATCACGAACGGAGTTCCAAAATGGAGATTTACACAAGAGAGTATAAACTAGGCACACGTCCTATCTGGCAACCACAGGGAGTATGATATGACTTCAATGAGATTGTTACGTTCAATGATGAAGGCAATCGGTATCGTGGATATTGGTAACGAACCCGAGCCTGAGCAGTACGACGACGCCCTTGAGTCAGTTAATATGATGCTGGATACGGTAGCCGCTGCGGGGTTGGTAATTTACCATATCGTGTCAAATAGTCTCACTATGGTATCCGGGCAAAATTCCTACACCATAGGGACAGGCGGCAATTTCAATGTCACCCGGCCAAACAAGATCATTGGCGGATTTACGAGAGACAGCGGGTTGGTTGATAGAACTCTTCGGGTAATCGACCGTGACACATATAATCGAATCGCCGTCAAAACAAATAGCGGTAGGCCGTCGCTTGTTTACTATAACCCGGCTTACTCATTAGGAACTGTTTATTTTGATCTTAAACCTGATTATGCTTACACCTTGTCACTCGACTGCCTGCGGCCTCTAACGGCGCTGACATTGACCGATGATCCGGTTGACTTGCCTCCCGAATATCTGGAGTTTATAAAGTGGAACGGAGCGATGCGCATTGCTTCTGATTATGGCGTGGCGCCCAGGGCGGACATTATCAGACTGGCAAATGATACCTACAATAACCTGACGACTCAACCAGTCCCGCAAGCAACCTTCGCTGGGGTGCCTGGTACGCAATATAAGAGCAATTTCAACATTACCGAAGGATAATTGTCATGATTTTGAAACCTACGAAGCCTTACTGGAATGTCGATTCTGTCTCGAAGCAGATTATGTCCGACGCTATTTATGACGGATACCGGGATGAGTTTGATTCGGTTAACAGTAGATTCGGCTTAAAGCCTTTTTGTGATTTAGCGACGAACAATCCGGGCGACGGTCTTTTCTGGTGGGATAAACTTGACAAGGTGTTGGCTATCTCCGGGGGGCGTTGTTTTGCAATAACCAGTTCCGGTGGCGCATTTACTGAGTTGACCGGCGGGGACTTCCTTACCGGTACGCCTACAGTATTTGCAGATGGCCAGAAGGTAGATAATTCGGCATTCCTCTACGCTTGTAACGGCGGGAAACTGAATTACTCAACCAGCGGTAACTTCACGCAAGCGGCTTCACCGGCACCGCAGATCTGCACCCATGTCGTTTATAACGGCCTCCGATTTCTTGCCAATGAAACAGATACTGCCAGGTTCTATTTTACCGATGTTGATCCAACAACCGGAGAGTTTTCACCCACCTATTGGGCTGCCACTGAGAACCCGTTAACATCCGACTCCCGTGGAGACAACATATTGGGCCTATATCAGGCATGGGATGACGTGGCCGTATGGGGACAGCAGGGCCGCGAGATATGGCAGACAACGGGTGGGACGCCCCCCTTACAGCCAAGGCTAGGCGGTTTACTTGAAGCGGGTCTAATTGCTCCTTACTCGGTAAGAAAAGCAGACAACACCCTCTTTGCGCTTTGTGTCGTGGACGGGAAACCGGCAGTCGTCAGACTTCAGGCTAACGAACCGATAATTATATCTTTAGACATTGAAAAACTACTTGACCTTCATACTACCCTCAGTGACGCCATTGGCGATGTGATAAGCGCATGGGGGCAGTCTTTCTATGTCCTTACTTTACCCACGGAAAATGTAACCTACGCCTATAATATCAAATTAAAGGAATGGTACATCTGGAGTCTTTGGGATTTAACCGGCGCAAGCAGAAACGCTTTCTTGGGCCGGAATTTCATCTATGCGAAGTCGTGGGGCAAACATCTTTGCCAGTCCCGGTTAGATGGTAAAATATACGAAGTAGATCAGACGGCGACCGACGATGACGGGTCACTTATCAGAACAGAATGGCAAACGGGGTGGTTAGATGGTGGCACTTCCAATAATAAGGCAATGTCTATGGTCAGGTTGCACATGAAACGCGGCACGGCGACACTCGTGACAACGACCGCGCCCCTTGTAACGCTAAAATACCGTGACAACGGGTCTCCGGTCTGGAAGAATGAACGGCAGATCAGCCTTGGGTTAACCGGGAAATATGACTTTTACCGAAGAATTAACGGGCTGGGGATGTTTCGTTCCAGACAGATGTCGATTGTCTTTTCCGATGCCACTAAACTAATATTGGCAGATTTGGACATAGAACTGAAAAAGCTGGGTAACTGATGATTGCAAACCTAAACAACTCACTGCCCTTTCCGCCCCGGATATTATCCCCGGAGTTGGGATATGACTGGCGTGAGTTTGACCGCTGGTTGCAGATAGTTTACCGGATGCTCGGCACAATTAAAGAACGCAACCTTTTTGTTATCCCCGGCAGGGATGGGTTGGATGGGGAGGACGGATACACCTATCCTCCGATTCAAGGGCCGATAGGTCCCAGGGGAGAATCGGGACCAAAAGGGTTTGATGGGTTGGACGGTGAGGACGGTTATTCATATCCGCCCATAAAAGGCGACAACGGGGCAGACGGGAGGATGGGCGCTCCAGGCCAAGATGGTGAGGATGCTTATTCGGAAGATTTTATGTTTCCTCCGGGTATCGACATAGAGGTGCTTGCTAAATACACGAGCCGGTATCGCTATCGTGGGCCGCTTGCTGATACAGCGACAGTAACCCTCCCGACGATCACCGCAAACTACCCCGCTCATGGATTCATTCATTGTGCCCACGCATCAACAGGAGTTATCTCCGAAAGTGCAGAATTTGAATATGGTTCAACGGGAGCCGTGCAGATTATTAGAGGATCGGCAAACATCGAAGTAAATGCAGCAACCGCCGGGAAGATAAGCTTAGGGGCGGCAGTATCTGCAAACCCGGTTGTCATAAAGAACAACCTCGGTGGCGGCGTATCGGTAAATGTAATGATTATACTTTCTTACGGATAAAGGAGAATAAAAATGGCACAAAATAGAATACTTCGCGTAGGCCCGGTGGCACTGACAACCTCATTAACCACAAACATTCTTAATCCGGCCGCTGCCGGGGCTGGTACTGGCTACACGCCGACAGCAAGTTTTATCATTCTTCGGCATATAAGAATTTCCAACAAAACTGCTACGGCGGCGACCTTCTCTTTATGGTTGGGAGCTACGGGGGGGAATGCGGCGGGTACGGAATTTATTGGTACGGCGGTAAGCGTACCAGCAAATTCTTACATTGATTGGTACGGACAGGCAAGACTTGACGCGGCCGATTTTCTGGTTGGTGGGTCTGGTACGACGTTATCTCTGACTCTGACGGCAGAAGGCGAAGTGGGGCTAAGCTGATTATGAATTATGGCACAGTTAGGGGGTAAACATGGGATATGATGCAAGTCTTCCCTGGGAGCAAATGATTTCAAACAAGGACTATTGGGCGCAGCTTTCAGACAAACTAAAGGCTGACAGACTTTCAAAGCCAATGCGGTTGTCTTTGGAAGAAATCCAAAGGGTAGCTCCGAATGCTCAGATCGTGGGCCTTGACAATGACGATAGGCCGATCTATGGCGGCCTGACGCAGATGCAGACCCTTCAGCTAGGCAATATGCAACAAGAACCGTTGAGTTTCAGCGATACTGGTGCAAGGTGGCAGACAAATTCCTACAACCCGGATACCGGGGGAATGGAAATAGGGTATGGAACCAGGCCCTATACCCCATCGCAGGCTGCAACAAACTTCGGCATAAACATGGCAAAAATTTATGGCCCCGGAGTCGGCTTGGCAAACATGGCAGCGGGGAGTGCGGCGGGAACTCTCGGCAATGGCTTTAGTGGCGTTACAGCAGCATCATCTCCAAACCTTGGAACTGCGGGAAGCAGCTTTCTTCCGCCGGCAAGCAGTGCCCTTGCACCAGGCGGGGAAAGCTTGGGAAGTTTAGCGGGCAATATGGCAGCGGGGCAAGCGGTGCAGACTGGTGGAGAAAGCCTTTTGGCTCCTTCGGGACCAAGCCTATTAGCACCAGCCGCCACAGGTAGCCCCTTGGGAATCACGCCAATATCGGCAATGCCAGGGATAACCCCATCTCTTTCGATGTTGCCAGCGGCAGGAATAATGGGGGCTGCATCACTAGCCCCCGCAGCAGGAGGAGCCATGAGCGGATATGCCTTACCAGCGTTAGGTTTAATAAACGCAGGAGCATCAATCTACGGAGCCAATAAGCAGTCCGATGCGATTGAGGACGCTTCGGCGGCTTCAGCGGCGGCTTCGGCTTCGGCGTTAGAACTGCAAAAATATATGTACGAAAAGGGGATCGACCTCAACAAACCCTTTTACGATCCCGTTGTGGGCGGGAAGGTGCCTGACCTTTTAACCTCAGCGGTTACTGGTCAGCCTTCAAACGGGGTCTCGTATGATTACCGAGAGTCTCCCGTAGCCAAATACGCCTTAGAGTATGGCGGCAGGGACTTAATGAGGGGCCTGGGGGCACGCGGCTTGGCCGGTAGCGGTCTTGCTCCGTATAAAATGGGGCAGCTTTCGTCAGAGATTTACGCAAACGATTACGATAAGCAGATCGGAAGGCTTTCGGGACTGGTAGATATGGCAAGAGGCACAAGCAACACCATGACTGGCCTCGGTCAAAACTACGCGAACCAGGGGGCCAACATCAATATCAACGCTGGGGAGAACCTGGGCAATGCAGCAATGGCAAGCGGGAGGAACCAGGCAAGTCTTTATTCCGGTCTAGGACAGGGTGCGACAAACCTGGCCAGCCTTTATCTGATGGGTGGAGGTAAATTCTAATGCCTATAAATTATGGCCTGGTTGACCCCACGGAGGGGATGAATAGGGGGCTCGGAACTCTCGCGCAGGCACTTCAATATCGCCAGCAGATGGAACGGCAAGCGTTGCAGGATGCCATGACAGCCAAAAGTCAGGGGCTGCAGAATACCCTCTCTCAAATGGGGATTGACAAGTCTATGGCGGAACAAAATGCCTTGATGGGAGCTACTGGGCAGCCTGACCTGCAATCGGCCTTGGGCGTAAAACTGAAAGCGGAGATGGAGGCAGAAACGCAAAAGCGGCAAGCGGAAAAGATTACTCGCTATAGTGCGGTACTTGAACACCTAAGCAAGGCCCCATTCGATGACGCAACGAAAACAGAATATCTGAAAGCCGCAATAGGCAAAGACCCGGATTTTGCTGATTTCGTAAAAAATATGTCCCTGAAATCACAACCAACGGCTGCCGATTATTCTTTAGTTACAGTCTATGGCCCAGGTGGAACAACCAAGTCTGTCCCCGTCTCGAAAACTGGCGGATACACCCCCGAAAGCGGATGGTCACTTACCCCTCCCCCTAAATCCGACCTCCTTCCGCCTGACGTAGAGGCGCAGCGCGGTAGATTGGCCCGTATAGGAAAAACTACGGTTAATGTGGCACCCGGCGCGGATGAAGTCGAAGCAATGGCGCAACTCTTCGCCGCTGGCAAGATAGACGCTGCCGACATTACAAAGCGTGGCAGTTTGGCCCCCAAGGTATTTAAACGGGCAGTAGAAATAAACGCCGGGCTAGACCCTAGGGCGCAGAAGGCAGAAAACGCCGCTTATCAAGCCACCGTCTCAATGCAAGAGAAGCAGATGGGGCAGATGGGGTCTTTTGTCAAGAATATGGGCAAGCAGATTGACCAAGTAAAGAAACTTTCAGATGAACTCAAAACCTTTGATACGAGGCTGCTAAACATTCCGCTGCGACTCGCCCGTGGACGGATAGCCGGGAGCGCACAGCAGGCTAAATATGATATGTATTTGACGGAAATAGAAAACGAGATTGGGAAGTTGGCAACCGGATCAGCGGCAAGCATTTCTGAATTAAGCGTCGGCGCTCAACAGAAATGGGAGAAAATCCACGACAAGAACCTTTCGATAAAAGACATGATTTCCTTACTTGAAGAGACAAAAAACGCCGGACTTATGCGGATGGATTCCGTCAAAGAGCAAATAGCGGAAACGAAAGCGCGGCGGGCGGGGCCGCCCTCCCCCTCAACGAAGGCCGTTATCCTTCCACAGGGCTTTAAGGCGGGGTGGTAAATATGCAAGCCGTAACTAACGATGCCGGGGAAAAAGGGTTTTACGATGAAACAACGGGGTTTGTCCCTGCAACTTCAATGCAGAAGGTAACAAATCCCCAAGGGGTAAGGGGTTATTACTTGGACAGTACGGGCTTTGTTCCTGCCCCTCCAACCGCTTCTGTTTCCCCCGAAGATACCGTAAACAGCTTTTTCCCGAATACAGGGGCACAAGTGGCGACGCCTTCCGTTAAAGTCTCTCCAAGCGCAGAATGGGCGGCAATGGATAAAAGGTATGACACTTTCCCGCGAGCCTCGTCGCCTGCCCGTAGATTAGCCCTCGAAGCCGGCGGAGCGACTGTCGGGGCGCTGTTGGCAGCCCCAGTTGATATTATAACAGGCAACCCCGCACCCTCTATCGCAGCCGGAGGTTTGGGGTATGCTGCCGGAAAGTTAGCCGCTGATTATCTGGATGAACTGGCAGGGGACAAACAGGTACCTTCTTTTCTTGAGCGCACAGCCCAGACTGGAAAAGATTTTAACATAGGCGCCTTGCTTCAAGGCGGTGGCGAAGCTGCATCTAACGCGATTAACTTTGCATATAAGTGGGCCAAGGGGTTAGGACGAACGGGCGTGGTAGTTTCGGGTGAAGATATCCTAATGCGGGCGAAACAAATACTTCAAACCAACACCAGTAAAGCACCAGTAAACACTTCGACCGCCGAAAAACTAGCCGCCGACATTCCCGGGTATAAACCCTCGTATGCCGAGATGACTGCCGATCCAGACTTAATAAGGTTACAACAGGGGCTTGCAAGACAACCGGGAGGAATGGGAGTCGAAGTAACACATAGGCAAGCCAACAGGGAGGCATTATCAAATTATCTTAAAAACAACTTCCCCGGTGGGCAGACGATAGATGACGCAATCGCACAGATCAACAAGAATAAGGCGGGGGTTGAAAGCTCAACAGCTCTGGCCAAAACAGTTGCCAACACCAAACTTTCCAACCTTTCATCTACTACGCCACAATCAGCGGGGAAGGGTGTTTTTGAGAAAATAAAGGAATCAATGCAACCCGTCTTGGAAGAAGAAAAACGGCTTTGGAGCCAGGTGGAGAACCTTCCGATCCCGGCAGACAATACCGTGCAAGCATTCGACGCGGCGCTAAAGACTCCCTCGACCGCCGAGCCAATTCTTAAAAAGATTAACGCGATATTCAAAAAGACCCCTCGGACAGTTCAAGGGTTACGGAGGGTAGAACTTGAGATAGACAGCGCCGTAAATAGCCAGAGCGCAACAAACACAGAACGTCACTTTTTAAAACAAGTGAAAGACGGAATACGGGCCGACATTGAGTCCCTTGGGACAGCAACCGACAAAGGCGATATAATGATGCACGGCGGAGAAGTCATATATCCTTCCAAACTACAAAATGACCTAACGCGCCTGGATACCAGTATCGCGTCTATTAAAAGTACTCCCCCTCCCGTTGATGTTGGGGCAGCTTCGGCGGCGTTAAAGGCGAAGAATGTACCATCAAATAACTATATCCAATTAAAAGGAGAAACCGCAGCGGGCTTTGAGGACAAGATCGCCAGGGCATACAAACAACATGTGGGCGGAGAACCCCCATTAAAACCGAATACTTCTCAAGAAGCGATTTCCGTTCTTGAGGGGAAGAAAAAACAAATACAAGACATGCTTGACAATGCACAACACCCCGGAAATGTAGCTGAACAGATTAAAACAGCGAAGAACTTTAGCCGAGATCAGAAATTTGGACGCTTTGACAGAGGGGCTGTAAGGGATATTCTGAGAAGCGGAAATAGCCCAAACAACAGGGCCGTCCCGGATGCGCTTATAGCAGAAAAGTTTCTAAAACCCGACAATGCCGATCAGCTTATCAAGGCATTAGGAAGCAAACAAACAGCGGCGGAAAGCATGGATGGGTTCATTGCCCATAATATGGAATCGGCGGCGGTCAACCCCACAACGGGTGAAATAGCCCCGACTGCTTTTAATAGGTGGCTATCTAGGAATCGAATTGCTTTAGACAAATACGGGCTTACGGGGAAGTATGAATCGATATCAAAAGCCCAAGCGACACTTGAAGCCGCAAAGCAGGCCGAAGATGCCTTTGGTAAAACAGTAGCAGCCAAAATGCTTAACGCTGACCCAGCGAAGGCAATCTCCGCAGCAATGGGCGGGGGCGGTGGTGTAAGTGCCAAAAACACCGGCGAGATAATGCGGCAGTTAGTTAACCAGATGAAGGGTAACCCCGACGCGATCCGAGGGCTAAAAATTGGCTTTAAGGACTTCATCGAACAAACCTCGCAAAATACAGCAGATGCCTTAACTGGCGGGAAGATTATGAGTAATACGAAAATCCAAGATATTATCAATAAGTATGACCCCGCCATGAAAGTTCTCTATGGCGAAAAGTCTAAAGAATATATGGCTTTAAGGAATGTGCAAAAAGCTATCGAGGTGTCTTATCGGTCTATCCCTTCGCCGCTTGGGGGGGGAAGTAACACCGCTGAGCAGGCAGTAACCGCGACGGACATACTTTCGAAGGTAATTGGGATGCCGGGGTTAAAGATGGGGCCGGCAGGATCGTTTATTGTCCGGGCCGGGCAGAAAGCACTTTCCGTCCTAAATGGCATGACAGAGCTAGAAGTAATGACATTATTAAGACGGGCGATGTACGATCCAGAATTAGCGAAGGACTTGTTACTTTTTCGCCGGGGGCTATCTCCCACCGTGGTGAATAAAAGACTCACAGCCAGACTTATATCAATGGGGCTTCTGGAAGGTAAAACAACGGGAGAAGTCACAATCCAATAAAACGAAGAATAAAGGAGGCCCACAATGAAAAAGACCAAAACCACCAAGAAAGTATCCAAGAAAGACATGCCGAAAAAGGGCATGCCCAAAAATATGAAGAAGAAGGGGTGCTAAAATGGTATCTAAATCATTCACAGGAGCAAATCAGACAAGCGATCCAGTATTCCTCCCCTGGGGTAGATCATTGGCATTTTCACTTTCGGGCACCTTTAGCGCGACTATCGCCATTCAACGAATCCTTCAAGATAATCCCGCTGCCTATCCCGAATCAGCAGACGCGGGATGGAATACAGTGATTTCCTATACTGCGGGTGTTGAGCAAAAAATAGATGTCGGCGAAGGATGTTGGTACCGCGGAAATGCACTGTTTACGGCAGCGGTACGGCTGTCCTAAAGCTGCAATAACAGGAGGACAAAGCAATGGGTGATATTTATGATGATGCCAACAATCCCTACGCAGTGCAATCCGTAAATGGGGCAACGGTCTATTTTTACTCCGCCAGTCTCGCAGATGATGCAACCTTCAGCCTTCCCGTCATAGCCAACGGGGGCAGAGGGTCGGTTGTTATTGGAGCAAACGAAGAAGAAGCAGACTTCACTATCGCCTCCGACGGTACAGTTTCGCTTATAAACGCGACAGCCTCCGTTGTTGTCAACGCGGACACGGACACAAAGTTTTGCCTCGGTACTTCGGTTGCCAGCCCCTGCGTGATTAAAAACCGACTGGGGTCGGCAAAGAATGTAGTTTTGGAATTGGTTTATGGGTAAGGAATAAACAAAAGGAGGATGGGATGTTGAAGAGAAGGATTGTTGTATTCACGTTATTGTTTTTAATGTTTGTTTCTTCCGCTGCTTGGGCGGCCCCCAAAGCGCAACAAGTAGACTTTCTACTTTCACAGGTTCGGAACTCGACGGGAAGTCTGGCAAGCGGGACGGTTACTTTCTACGCAGCCGGGACAACAACCCTAAAGACGATCTGGACGGACAGAGATCAGGCAACACCCGCCGCTAACCCATATACTCTTGACGCTAACGGGACGGCGCAGATATACGCAAGTGGACTTTACAAGGTGCTGATAAAGAACGCTGCCGGGACTACCATCTATACCAGGGACAATCTATATTTTGAATTTAGTCCTTCAGACGACATTGATGCTTTGCAATATAGCCCTTACACCTTCACCCAAGCCACCATCGAAGCCGCCCTTACCGCAATAGGCACGACGAATAAAGTCACGCTTCTCCTCCGTCCAGGCACCTGGGTAATCTCCTCCAACGCTGATTGGTCATCCTATACCAATGTGACGTTTAAGATCGTACCGGGGGTAAAGTTGAGCGGAGCTTTCACCTTGAACATTCCAAACTTGGACAATGGCCTATACCAGATATTTGATTCAACCCTTGGCGCTGTAACATTGTCGGGTCAAGTTAAAGAGGTATTCCCGGAATGGTGGTACAGCGGAACAGGGACCTGGACAACTGCTATCCAATCAGCAATAAATGCAACTCCTGTAGGCAGTATTGTAAAAATTACCCGAGTAATGGCAACTAATGCGGAGCTTACCGGGAAGTCGGGTATTGGTATTGTTGGAACTGGTAGCAACACATCCGGTATCTACCTTGCAGGCGCAGCAGTAGGGCCAAATCTTATTGCATTTGAGGATAAGAACAACTGGTTTATACATAACATACGCCTTGATAGTAGCGGACTTACATCAGTAAGTGCAGCCCCTATGATCGGAGTAGGGAGAACCGTGGCAGGGCTTGACAGTTATAATTTTACACTCAGAGACGTATATCTTTATGCGGGGTTTAAGCAGTATGAGGGGATTCTTAACGATGGGAATGCAAGTGCCACCACAATCGTAACCAACGGTGTTATTGATAACAGTACTTTCGACAGCTTTTATCGTAATGGCATGGCTATTCAGGGTGGCATCGGGTGGAAGATTACAAACAGCCGCTTTATAAACACGGCAGGGACATCACCACAGCAAGGGATTGATATTGAACCAGGGACGGGTGCGCTTATTAGGGATATTGTTATATCTGGCAATCAGTTCTATGGTAACGCGACTGGCGATTTAGCTGTAAATGCAACAGGCGGCTCTACAATAAACAGTGTTGCTATAACAGGGAATACCTTTAAAAGTGTAGAAGGCGGAATTAGCGTAGGGAAAGCAACTGATGTAACAATATCCGGTAATGTACTTTTCGGTCATGCAACGCCGGTATCTGCAAGATACGGAATAACAATAGGTGTTGATGGCAATGATAATACGACAATCACAGGCAACACAATCAGGAATTATTATGAAAGCATAAGGGTAGAGGGCAACCTTTTAGGGCTTACTATCATCGGGAATACGCTTGATGATGCGACCATTGCAGGGATAAGAGTTGTTGCAGGGACTGCGTCTGTAAAGAACTGCGTGATTGTCGGGAATAAAATAGACAACACCGTTACTGGGATACATTTATATACTGCAGCAAATTCAATAGAAAAATGCAATGTGTCACTCAATACAATATCAAACGTAACTACCGGCATATCTTGGGGGCCTACAAATGCAGTAATAAATAATACGATAGCCCACAATATAATGGGCGCAGGTGTAACAACCGCCTACTCTGGAACAGCAGAGTCAAATCATCTTAACGATATAATTAAGACATCAATTTCAGCCTATGCTACCTGGGACCCGGCGAGCATCGCAAATGGGGCCAGGGAAAGTACAGATGTCACAGTAACGGGTGCGCTCCTTGGAGATTTTGTAAAGGGTTCATTTTCCCTTGATCTTGCAGGACTTACCTTGTCGGCCACCGTTAAGGCTACGAATACTGTTACGGCTACTTTGAGCAACAACACAGGCGGAGCAGTTGATCTTGCTTCAGGAACTTTATCAGTGGTTGTTACACCTAAATAAAAGGAGGATTGAAGTGGCGGCGCAGATAGGATATTACGATACTCTAAAAAGTGTTGCGGGAAAGGTTTTTACCTATCTTGCATCAATAACACTAACCGGGACTGATGGCAAGACACTAACAGTTACCCAGGACACCTCCCTTGACGAAGCCGTGGCGATGAGTTCAAAGGCACCGAAGGCGAGTCCAATGTTTACAACACCTTCCCTTGGAGTGGCCACGGCGACAAGCATAAACTCAGGATACTCAGGTGCTGGTTCGTTAGCTGGCTTGGCAAACACAACAAAGACGATTACCATTGATCCCTCCGATGCAAGCGGATATCTTGAAATAGGGTTTGGTTTCTATGGAAATGCTGGGACTGGGACTGGGGTGTTGAAGTTCAGCGCCGGTGGTTATTTTGGCGTAAATACATATTATTCTGTTGTAGAATCAGCCAGAGCAAATTCCGGGAACGTAGTGATAGGGGCATCCGTTACAAAAGGTAGCGGTTCTATGTCGTTCACAATTCAGTCAACCGATCCAGACACGGTTTTTTCATTCTACTTTTATAACAGTACGGTTGCACTTACGGTTTCCATAAATTAGGGAATGAATTTATGAAAGAATGGCTGCAAAAAATCCATGATGAGAACATGACAAAGAACATGGCAGCGTTCCAAACCTAAAAGGAGCCACAATGAACAAATATAACCACTGGCTAGGGAGATTATTCAAGCTCATCTTCGCTCCAAAAGGGAAGGACTACGCCGTCACCATAGGCCAGACAACATATTACTCGTGTCCTGCCGCCAAT